GAGATTGGAACAGGCTTTTCCTTCATCGGATTACCTGATCCCTTCCTACCGGTATCACACCGGGCTGGATGACGTAGAGTTTCTCCACCCCGGGGACGAAAGGCCAGTTAAACTGACCTCAGTCCCCAAGACGCTCAAGACTCCAAGGCTGATCGCGATTGAACCTGCCTGTATGCAGTACGCACAACAGGCAGTCGCGAGTACGCTCACGGAACTCGTTCAGTACGATGATATCGTACAACGGTTCATCACTTTTCGTGTTCAGGAACATAATCAGTTCCTTGCACGGATAGGCTCCCTCGACGGGAGCCTCGCAACGCTCGATTTGAGCGAGGCGAGTGACCGAGTCTCGAATCAGCTCGTCCAGACTATGTTGCATGGCTACACTAACCTCTCTGAGGCAGTGCAAGCCTGCCGTAGTACTCGGGCTGATGTTCCTGGTTACGGTGTTATACCGCTGACCAAGTTCGCATCCATGGGTTCGGCGCTTACCTTTCCCATTGAGAGTATGGTCTTTCTTACTCTCTGTTTTCTTGGGATCGAACGGCGCCTAGGCCGACGAATTACCCTCTCGGATGTCGTGAGACACACCGGGAAGGTGAGAGCGTATGGGGATGACTTAATTGTCCCCACCGCAGATGCAGTTGCTGTCTCTGAGACTTTGGACCATTACGGTTTCAAGGTCAACGAGTACAAGTCATACGCGAAGGGAAACTTTCGCGAGTCTTGTGGCAAGGACTACTTCCGAGGCACTGATGTTTCCATCATTAAGTGCCGAAGGAAGTTGCCCGAACCCAGCACTGGGCGCAGACAGATCAGTGTGAATGATATGACCAATGAGGAAACTCAAGAAGTCATATCTCTTGTCGAACTCCGGAATAACCTCTATATGAGGGGACTTCGGAAGACGGCGGACTACCTTGACACGGAGGTCAGGAGGGTTCTTCCCTTCTGGCCGGACGGCAAGGCTGATTCACCTGGGCTTGTCAGAGTTGTGGACGGACCCATTGTGTCTTTCGACACATGGGATTCGGACTTGCACATAGGTAAAGTCAAAGCCTACGTGCCACGGTACAAGTACCGCAAAACGGTACTTGATGGACCCGGAGCTCTGCTCAAGTACTTCTTGAAGCAAGGATTGGAACCCTTTGCTGACAAGAATCACCTGGAACGCTCAGGACGCCCCTTAGTCGTCAAGCTGAAACTAAGGAACGTCAAGCCATTTTAATGGCTTGATCCTGACCCCCAATACAACAGGGGTGATGGAGGACACGCGTTAATAGCGCGTGGGGAGATAGCATCTCTCTAACCTCAG